ATTGTATACCGGCAGAATTAGAACCAGTTGCCCCTTCAACAAGAACTACAGTACCATCTGGACTATCACCTTTTACATGCAGTAATTTATTCATAGATGTAGTGCCTACACCTAACCTACCATTTGTATCTACAGTTGCACGAGCAGTACCACCAGTAACTAAGTTAAGTTCATTCGTACCACATTGTAGACCTGTATCTGTATCATCACCAGCAAAACCTGGTTCAGAAACAGAGTTAGTACCATTTAGTTTAAGAACCATAGTTTTTTATTAAACTATAGCCCAAACTGCACCAGATGGCACAGTGACAGTTACACCGCTATTTATGGTGGGGTCAACTGCTAGTGCATTGTAATCTGTAGTTATTGTATGTGAAGTTGCAATTGCAGCCTTTAATTCAAGTATTCCATTGCTTACAGAATGAACGCCAGTTGTAACAGAGCCATAAGTTGCGGTTTCAAACTTTTTAGCTGCTGCATGGTATAACTCAACTGACCCTTGGCGATGAAATATTGCCATATTTTGATGGTTTGCATCACCACCATTAGTTGACCTTATATGTAATCCTTCACCATTATCTAAAGAAGAATCTATAAATCTATTATAATTACCTCCGGTTGTTAAATTAAGCTCACCTGACATAGCAAGATCACCAACAACACCAGCCCCAGAAGTATTTGTTTCAAATCGTTTTGTACCATTTTCATAAAGTTCTACAGCCCCACCTGCTATGGCGTTAATCATAACGTCACCAAAAGCACTTGCACGAGTAACCACATTAGTAGTTCCACATAACCTTAGTTGACCTGTAGCTTCAACAAAACTATGGCCTCCACCTGTATGGTAAACTTCTAAATCTGCCGAGTCTCCAAATACAGCTTTAGCGTTGTCATCCCATAAAAAACGACTATTATCAACATCCCATTTTGCGTGGTTGCTTGCACCAAAGAAATTAACAAAATTACCACTGCCGGGGGTAAAACTTGCAGTTCCGTCAACATCTAAAGAATCACACTGTAGTTCACCTGTTATATCAACACCATCACTCTTTGTCTCAAACTTTTTACTGTTGTTGTGATATAGCTCTACTGCTCCGTTAGTATTTCCAACAATAATAGTTTCACTATTATCTGCGTTTGTTACACGAAAATCTGCACATCGAAGCTGCAAATTACCAGTTCCAGTTTCAGCAATGACTGAATGGCTGCCATTATGAAAAATAGAAAGATCATCACCGGTTCCAAGTTTTATTTTTGCATCATCAGGTAAATCTATATGACTTGTTGCTGTAATTTCACCTGTCACATCAAGCCCTGCACCAACATCTAAATTCCCATTTATATCAACTGTTCCAGAAGAATCAATTAAAAACCTATTTGCAGAGTTTGTTGCATCATTTATTGCGAAATTACCAGCATTTACTTTAATTTCAAAATCATCATTAGCATTTGTATCAACAAGACTTATTTTTGGCTGTGTATTTGTGATGGTTATATCAGATGTAAAAGATGGGTCAATCTTTGTACCTGCAATAGCAGCACTTGAATTTATATCAGCATTTACTATTGCTCCATCAGCTATCTTGGCTGAAGTTACTGCCCCTGTGTCTAATTCAGTAGTTCCAACTGCACCAGCACCAATCTTTGCATTAGTTACTGCGTCATCAGCCAATTTAGCCGTTGTGATCGCACCTGTATCTAATTCTGTCGTGCCAACAGCACCAGAACTTATTTTTGCGTTTGTAACTGCATCGTCAGCTATTTTTGCAGAGGTAACAACACCACTATCAATAGTAAAAGTACCACCGCTATTGCTAACAGTTATATCACCTTTATCACCATCAGTAATACCACCGCCTGATACTTCAGCAACATTTCCATTATCAGTTCTTATAGCTAATTCGCCTAAAACTAAATCACTGGCACTTGGGTCACTACCGCTTCCTCTTTTTAATTTTATTGTATTAGACATTGACTTATCTCCTTATGGTTGAATTTTAGTAAGTTCCTCCATCTATATCAAAACCACTTGTCGAACCATCTTCTAAAAATGTAACTAAATCGGATAAAGCAACTTGTTTCATTGTACCGTTATCATTGCAAACAAACCGATCTGCTGTAGCTAGAGTTGTTGATGTAGCTGAAGTGTTACCATCTACAATATTTAATTCAGAAGTTGTTGATGTAATACCATCTAAAACATTTATTTCTGTAGCTGTAGATGTTACACCGTCTAAAATATTTAATTCAGCAGTTGTACTTGTAACACCATCTAGTATGTTTAATTCAGCAGTTGTAGATGTACAACCATCAAGAATAGCAACTTCTGTAGATGTTAATAAAGCTAAAGCAGCAGCAGCACCAGACTGGCAACTAGATAAAGCGGTAAGGTCAGCATCTAAAGGTTGTTTATTATCTAACTGTGTTTGTACACTTGATGTTGCATCTAATCTGTTTAGTTGGGTAGTAGTTACTGTTGCTCCATCAAGAATTTGAACTTCTGTATTTGTTAAATCTGCTAAAGATTCAGCAGTATTTTGGTTCATAGTCGCAAGCTCTGTTAGCTTATCGCTATGCGGTTCTACGTCTGTGCCAATCACTAGACCGAGATTTGTTCTTGCACCAGAGGCAGTCGCACTTCCTGTACCACCGTCAGATACAGCTAATGTCCCTGTTATAGAACTAGCACCAAGATCAACAGCAATTTCAGTTGATTCAATAACAAGTCCACCATTGGCTTTTAGATCAACAGAGAGAGTATTACCAGATTTATCAATTCCATCACCAGCTATAATTTGGCCTGCACCAGAAAACTGAACAAAAGTAAGATTATTTGTGCCTACAACTGCTGAACCTTTATCAGAACTACAAACAAAGGCGTTATCACCATTAACAGTACCTTTTTCTATAAATGTAAATGCACCTGCGGCATCAGCACCAGTAGCTAAGTCATCAACCCTTGCTGGTGAAGAACCAACTTTATAAATACCATTTTCTGATGCAGTACTTTGATCTTTAACCAATACACGATCATTAGTTGAAAGAGTAACCCCATCTAAAGTGTCACCGTTATTTAATGCAGTTGCTATTGTTATATTGCCAGTAGTAGCGGCAGTACAAGAATCTTTAATATCAAGTCCTTGTGCAACGCCGTCTACATAACCTTTATTTGCAGCGTCAGCATCAGCAGTAGGGTCAGCTAAGTTTGTTATTTTTTGGCTATTTGCAGACACGCTACCAGTTGGGGCAGCCATTTGGTCTAATCTATTAGTTCTTACACCAGCATCAAAATCACTTATTTTTGTATGGGCTATCGAAGGAATATCAGCAGCAACTAAACTTCTAAACGTAGGTGCAGAAGCAGATCCAGAGGTAGGGCCAGCTAATATTGCATTTGCACTTCTTGTATCTGTCTTATTAAAAAATGCACCAGCACCAGCGATAGGAATTATTGAAGTTGCAGCATTAGAACCATCATCACCAAAACCATAATATAGTTTTAGATCATTTTCATTAAAAGCTAATTCTGATGGAGCTAAACTTGTAGGTGCACCAGCCGACCCACTAGCTGCTCTTTTTTTAATACGAATAGTGTTAGCCATTTTTAAAAGTTGCCCCCATTAACGAGTTTTAGTGTGGTGACGTTATTATCTAATATAACCTTACCACTAGATTGTTGATAGTACAGAACTGAATTATCAACTTTAGCACTATCATCTAAAGTTAAAGGAAATCCCGGCCCTTGTGGTCCTTCAGTTACAACTTGAACTACAGTTGCATCACCTTGCGTAATCGTTACTGTATTAGTAGTTTCGTTAACAGTAACCGTATTTTTTTGTTCAGTAATAGTTACAGTATTCATGCTGTGTAACCTTCAGATACATATATTTTACCTTGTAAATAATATTCTTTTAAACCTGATGGGTTGGTAAGTAAAACATCATATTCTAAAATATTTGGACTAAATGTAGCAGTTTGTGTATCTGTTAATGAAATGTTTACTGTTCCTGTAGCTCTGTTGGTATAAGCAACAGCAAAATCAGCATATTTATTTGATCTTGATTCATCCCAAACTTGTGCTGCCACAGTATAGCCAGTTAAATTTATTGCAGAGCTAGTAGAGTCTTTGAAAACCAACTGAATGTCGTGATCTGATCTTCTTTGTATAGTAAAATTATATGTTCCAGGACTAACTGCCATAGCTAAATTTTAATTACATACATCATAGCAATATTGCGTGGTCTTGCTTCTGAACCTTGGCTTCCAGAAGTGCCAGATGCAGAGAATGTATGATTGTGCGAAGCGTCTATCGAGAATTGACCAGCACCACTAAAATCAGATGTTATTGGTGTTCTATTAGCTGAAACACTTTGTTTTGAAAAAATACCACTAACAGTACCATCTACCTCAAAAGTTTCAGAAATTTTACCAACACTACCAGTCAATGATTTAGTACTAGTTGTACCAGAAAGACTTATAGAGTGATTGTGATCAGCATTAGCAGCAGATTGTGCAGAACCAATATTTCTTCCACTGTCAGCACCTCTGCCATTATCAAAACCTCTTACAAATTCACCTCGTAAATCTGGTAAGTTAAAAGTAGATGAACCGTTACCAGCACCATATTGAACACCAATAATTGCAAATAATGCAGAGTATATTGTTCTACTAACTGCTGCACCATTACATTCTAAATAACCAGTAGGAACAGTAGCTACTGCTATGCAAAATACAGCACCGGTTGGTACACCTTCAATAACAGAAAAACTTAAAACTCCTGAGGCATTTGTTTGTAAAAAAGCCCCATCTGTCGGTGCTGCTGGTAATGTGTAAGTTATGTTTGCACTTACAGATTGTGGTGCACCAAGAGCTACATGATGCGAATTATCTCCATCAGCTAAACGCAAAGTTCTATTAGAGCCAGAAGCATCGGCACGAATAGTCAGACCACTCGGATGAATGTCTACCGCATGATTTCCATTTGATGAAAAACCAATATTGTTAGCAGCCGATCTAAACATTCCTGTATCAGAATCCTGATCGAAAGAATATGCTGGAGATGTAGCACCAGAAGCATCATCACCTAATAACTGGCCTGTCATTGTACCACCAGCTTTAGGTAATAAGCCTAAGTTTGCTTCATTAACGGAACCAACAGTAACAAAATCATTATTTGCTGCATTTCTTATTTTTAAATTATTACTATCTGCTGTATCAACATAAGGCATAAATGCCAATGGATTTGAGGGATCACTACCACCGCTATTTAAAGTTTGTATTGCTTGAAAAACAGCATTGAGGTCACTTCTGACGCTAGCTCCTGACGCATTGGCAATATTATAGTCTGATACTTGAGCCATCTAAATAATACTTTCTTCCATATTACACTCCTTTACCATATCCTACAGCAGAAAAAGTAAAAGACCTATCAACAAAATTAATACCGTTTTTGATAGTTATCGTAAAACCTGTACCGCTAACATTAGTAATTGTAAAGAAATCGCCTGATTGTGCGTTTTCTATAGTTACACCAATAGAGGGTAAAAAGGCAGTAGTTGAACCACCAAGTACAGAAGTACCTGTAAAGAAAGGTGAACCAAAAACTATATCCTTACCTGAGGATGATGTACCAGATGATTGTGGTGCTGTTGATACACTACCACCAGTTTGGTAATTTCTTTCTGTTCTTGATTCAAATAATGCTGTATAACCTGCTTGCTGTACATTCATATTTTGCGTTGTACTTTGTGTTTCTAAAAGCAATTTAAATTTAAATCTTCTTGCTTTAAATGTGCCATTTGAAAAATTATTAAATGCACCAAAACTACCACTAGCAGTTTGGCTTAAGGCCACTTGAATTTGAACATTAACTTTATCAGCAAGCGGACCGTCAAAATTACCATCAGTTGCATAATCATCCCACAAAGATCCAGCAGGGATAATGGTTTCAATATCTGTTCCTACGTTAAAACCAATAGAACGAACAACTCTTTTTAAGTCTAGAGAAAATACAGCACCTAAATCTAATATGTCCTTAAAGGCATATTCACCTCTTAAGCCTCTATCTACAGATACAGTACCACTTTGACTAGCACTAGTATCTGAAATAATAACTAAAGTACTGGGAGTATTAGTCGCTGTAACAGTATATAATCCACTTTTAGCAGTGCCAGCAGTAAATCTAAAGTTTAAAGTCTCTCCTACGGCTATACCATGATTACTAAGCAGATTAACAGTTATGGTTGTACCAGATTGAGTGTAAACTCCTGTTTTTACAACTGATGGATCAGTAAGCTGCAATGCACTAGTTGTGGTATTAAATATTGTATTAGTATCTTGTCCTTGAAATGCAGGGTTGTCCAAATCTTCTCTATCTTGCAATATAATTTGTGTATCGGTTAAATCAGGTAAATCTTGAATAATACTTGTTTCACCAACACAAAAGTTACCATTGTCATCTTGAAATTTTAAAATATATTCACCTTCTAAACTAGGTACAACAGCACTTGTTGTATTACCAGCTAAAGCAGTAATTAAATCTATAGAGTTTTGAAATGTTCCGCTGCCATCTGTTAAATTACTATGTCGAACATAAACACGACCTCCATGTATAACATCAGGGTCTACCGATTGTGACCAATTTAGACGTACTAATTTATTAGTAATAGGTTCAATTGTTAAATTTTGTACATCTTGAGGTGGTGCTGTTTTACCTATTGCGTTGAAGCTTAAATCTGTAGATGTAGCAGATAGTTTTAATGCAGCATTATATGAAAATACCTTAAATTCATAAGTACCAGCTTCCGTATTTAAAAGTTCAAAGTCAGGTCTGAAAACAATTTCACTTACCCAGTTTGTATTATTAAATCTATATTGAACAAGATATTGACTTACACCAGTTACAGATACCCAAGAAACAATTAACTTTGAAACAGCCAAAGCATTTATAACAACAATTCTTTCAGATGCCTGTAAATTAGAAGGTGGGTTTTTAGGTTCGTTTAATAAAGATATATTTCTTGTTGTTAAACTTATACCTTGTTCAATATTATTATATTTGCCGTCAATATAAGTAAGTGCTGTTATTGCATAATTAATACCATCTTGTTCTTCAACAGATATAACTCTAAAAGTTTGTGCTTCTAAAGTGGAACTTTGCAATAACCATATAGCATTTACATTTGGTGTTGCAGATAATGCTGAATCTAATGTAATTACACTACCAACAAGTCCAATAACATTTTTAGTTTCAACCGTACCATCAGGTAATATGACGCTACATTTTTTATTAGTACCAGTAAAAGTAGATAAATCTTTTACATTATCAACTGTTATCTGTGTTGTAGTTGCTGCATTTATTCTTCCTGACCTTCTCTCTCCCCCACGAACAGGATCATTTACAGAAATAACAGATCCAGGTCTTACGATTGCACCAGCATCTATTGATGTTGTAAAACTAATAACTTCTGATTCATTTTGTTCACTAAATAATATTGCCTTACCTAATCTTTGAGCTTGACCACGAGAAGTACAAGCAAATGCTTTTACATCTTTTTTTACTATCCCTAACTTTGCCTGTGCAGTAGTATCTTCTACAACTTCATAATCTATTTCTCTACTATCCATATTAAAGTAGCTTACAGAAATAACAGTATGTCTTTGTTTTAAACTGCTACCAGAATAAGAAAACCCACCCTCACCTACGTTTGCCAAACTAAATAAGTAGCTTGGATCTGTTGGTTTGTCCTGTGTAATAGTTACAGAACCTTCAGACCATATTGGAAAACATCTCATAACACCAGCTAATTCATTTATTAACTCGTATGCTTCCATAGATCCTTGTAAATTTACATTGCAACTAAATCTAGCCTCTTGTCCTCCAAATCCATCGTCTACTAATTCATTTGCGTATCTACTCGCTGCCACAAAACTAAATAAATCTAAATTACTATCTGTAATATGCGTTCCAAATCCATATCTTTCAGTTGTTAATAAATCAAGAAGTATCATCGCAGGGCATGAGCACCAAACAGCAGCACCCATCGTTCCATTAAATATGTAGCCACTTGGGTAAATAATTCTTCCCGTCTGTAAATCAACAGTAGGTGTGCCAGAACTGGATGCACCTGCTCCTGGTATTCTTACCTTTACTCCACGAATACGAAAAGATCTCTTTGGTATAGAACTGAATTGTTCAGAATCTATCCTTAAATTTGTATAAGCACTATTTAAATATCTTTGCTTATCATCAATAATTTCACCAATACTTGTCCAAGCAAAAGCATCAATAAGACTAGAAGAAGTGCTATCTGCTGTAACTCTTACAACTCTTATATCTACAGGAAATGCACCAGTAAGATTTACACGATATTCTTTTTGGTAAGCATCAGCAGTTCTACCAGTAATGGTGTCTGATAAAACATCGCTAAACCCACCGCTATTATATTGAACTTGTATTTTTAGGTCAACGGTTGAACCAAGTAAATCTCCTTGATCTGTGGCTTTTTGTAATTGTGGAAATGTTATTGTTATCTTTGCTGCATCAACATCAGTGTTTGTTATTTGACGAGTAACAGGAGAAGAAGTTGTTACAGTAACTCCTACATTAGTTGTTGATTGGCTACTTTCAATCCCAGGAATATGCTCTTGGTTTGAAGTTCCAAAACGAGGTGTAAATCCTACGTTCTGAAAGTTAAAATCAGAAGTCTGTGGATTAGTGTTGCTGGCACTAGAGTTAAGAATAGGAGTATCATTTAAAAATATATCTTTTAATGCCGCATTGTTATAAGCTGTAGTTCCTTTTGTAAGTCCTGCTTTTGATGCAGTAGCAAAACCCTCTATTTCACCTTCAGATAATAAATCTTGAATCGTAGCAAACTGCCTACTATTTAAAGTATCAGGTGCTCTTGTTGGTTGTGGAGGAGGTGGAGGAGGGCCACCTGAACCTCTAATAATTTTATCTGTCATGCTTGTACCTGATTAGTATCAATACCAGCAGAGATAACAACTGATCCTGTTACTATCTCACCATAAGCTATTGGATGAGAAGTACCAGCCCTAGATGTATTTTGCACTCCAGAAAAACTAAACGATATTCTTGGATCTTGTTCATTTGCAAAATCAGGTGCTTCTGGTAAAGGAAACAACATATCTGACACCCCACTTAGTACCAATGCTCCACCTATGGCTATTGTTGCTTTTACAAGGCCACTTGCTGAAGCAAATCCTGGTGCGTAAGGAACTACAGCAGGATTGAAAAAATTTCCAAAAGTTATTCCACCACTAACCATTCCTACTCCAATTAATGCAGCACCTAATAATATTTTCCCTGTACTTCCACCAGCACCAGTAATGACAGGCACAATACTTATATCTGATTGTCCTATTGGATTATGTACTTCAGTTTCATCAATATCTTCATCACCAACAAGCACTTGATAATGTCTATTAGCCATGTGTGCTTCAAGTCCTTGAAAATTAGTTATTAAAAACCTTATCGCATCAGCAGTAGAATTTATTACAGCATCTAGTTCTTTATGACCTACAAAGTCAGCTAGTTCTCCATAAAGTTTAACTTTTCTGAGCATAGCGATACCTCTTACCAGTACATTTTAACAACCACTCAGAATATGGCTCTCTACAAGATAGTCTATCTGCTAAATGGTGTAAAACCATATCCCCAAGAAAAATAGCTACATGATTTAAAGTTGGATGCAATATTGACATTAACAATACATCTCCCTCTTTTAACTTTTCATCTGACCTAAGTTCTCTAAAACCTGTTCTCCAGGCATAATCTTCAAATAAAGGATTTTCTAAAAATTCTTGTGGTGTCATATTTCTTGCATAATCTTTTAAAATAATTCCTTTTTCTTTTTTATACCAATCAACCACCAAGCTCCAGCAATCAGTAACACCCCATACCCACTGCCTTCCTAAAATATCTGGAACATAACCATTTGGAACATATTTACCCCACTGTTCAGTTTTGGGGTTAACAATATACCAAGGTAATTTACTTTGTTCACAACTAATTTTATCTGCCTGACTAGGTTCTGGAGGTGTTACAGGATGGCTATGAACAACAGCAATAATTTCACCTACGTTATCTGCTTTTACATAATCTTCTGGATCAATAATAAAACATTGATTATCTGTGATTGAAAGATTACGACATGGATAATACTTTTCTTTACCCTTAACATTCAATAAAAGTCCACAAGATTCTCTAGGATCTTCACGTTGAGCATGAAGTAGTGCTTTATATTTCCAAGTCATTGCGTAAACGTGCCAATGCTAGGAAATAAAGCACGGGTGCATTGACGTTTCGGTGCTCTAACTCCAGCCATATCAATAGCTGCTGCAAGTTCAAACTCTACTACTTCTCTAGTTTCTGTTGCTTTTCGATCCACTATATATACTTGACGTTTAAATTCTGCTGTAGGATCTGGTGTTCCTAATGGATTACTACCACCACTAAAGTTTGCAGCATCAAGAAATCTTGCCATTGTTCTTATTCTAGTAAAAGTAGCACCTGTTAAATCATTACCAGCCGTTGTCTGATTAACAAGTAATAAAATTGCAGATATAGTTCCTAACGCATTACTTATAACAAGAGTTGGTCTTGGAAGTTGACCACGTTGATATGCAAAACCTGTGGCTTCTATAGGAAATCTTTGATACGAATTACCAGCCCATACTATTTCACCATTAGCATCAAGATTTGATCCAGAATGAAATCTATATATTGTTGTTGCACCATGTAAAGAATTGTCTAACTGTAATGTAAAAAGTTCAATGATTGCAGAAGGATTTATTTTTTGAACTTCACTAAATACAGGATCAGTACTCATGGTTCAAA